TGTTTTAATCGCAGACAGTGCATTAATAAGGGGGCCACGCCCGTAAACTTCACCAGCACATTTAGCCCAGCGAAAGCAAATAAAAGGATTAGCGCCAGAACCTTTAAGCTCTCGGCTATAAACCAAACTCTCTGTAGTCATACAGAAAGCGTAGCTCATGTAGACTTCTTCGTTCTTGTGGGAGTAATCACGGCAAACCAACTCAAGAATGGTAGTGGTATCATTCCCGCCATTGCCCATTCTGTTTTGAATCTGATCATTTAATTTAGCATCAGGATACATGATTAGTATCTGATTGTATTTGATACCCTTTCGCTCTCTATATATATGATCAATGCGATCATCTGGCCCAGTATCAAGAACAACATGCGGCAAGGGAATAGCTGCGAATCGCACAGGATTCATTGCATCACCCTCTTCGGCCACAAGCACACCAGTACCTACAGCTAAATCCATAAAGGATTCGTGAACTTCTTGAGAGAAGTTAGAGTTCTGCAAAACCTCAAACACGTAATCAGTGACTTCATCAAGATCATTATTAACAGAATCACGCTGTTCTTTTGGAACCTCGGAGCCAGCAGTTAGGTCAGCCCATCGCGCAAAGTTAGGAACGATGCCCGATTGTAATCGGGAGGCAAACTCTTGCACGCCAACAACAGCGGTCTCATCAAAGATTTTATCATCTCGCCGTTGTCCAATGGTTTCTGCATAGAAGGACTCACGTTGCGGAAGTGAATATTCATAGCACTCTTCAAAAAGGGGGATGAAGTTTTCGCGCTTGGCTTTTGCCTTGCCATAATTATCAAAGTAATTTTTAGCTATAGGATCATCTATCATGTTTCAAACCTGTTATAAAAACCAACGCCGCCGCCAGACTTAGAGCGGAGTAAGGAGCGCCTGCCACGAGCGCCACTTCTAAATCTTGTAGACACAGCCTGTTGAATGGCATCTTCAGTAGCCTTGGCTTTTTCTTTAGCAAGATCGTCAGCCGCTTTTTGAAGTGCATCAGACATAGGCTTAGCAGATGGCGCTAGGGCATCAGCCACAGTTCTTTGCTTGTCATCATCACGACTTGTGGGAATTGTTTTTAGTCTAGCCGCTTCTAGGTTTCTTGCTCTGGTGTCTGCCGTTCGCTGATCATATCCACGGATGCCAGCGCGTGGATATGACAAATCCTTATCTATAAGGCCAAGACCCATACCAATATCACTAGCCATACTGCTTGGTATTGCCGCAAGATCTTTTACAAAGCCTGCCCCAAAATCTGAAAGCTTGTTAAGTAAACTTTTCTTTTTCTTTTTGTGTTGAGGCATAAGTATCTCCTAGGTTATCCACCGATAACCACATTAAAAGCAAATCATCAACGCACAATTACATGCGCGCCCATAATCCCTGCCTGCGCTTAGGGCCGCTACGTTTAGCAAACACATCAAAGTCCCGCTTGGCAATGACAGGCTTAGCTGCATTTTGATTGCTCATCAATGCACGACCCTCGCCAGCGCCAAGAAGCTGATACTGCAAGGCGTCATGTATGTGGCTAAACATATTCTTGTCAGGCTTATCTGCATACCGCTCACCAGATACTTCCATGCGACGATACTGATACCCGCCCTCAAAGCCCTTAATAAGCTGAGTGCAACGGCGATCAACTAAGAAGGCGGGCTTGCCTTCCGCCATCTTGGTAAGCTGCGAAGAAACCGACTCAAGCCGCAAGTCCACGGAATTAGATGGGGCGGGGAATGCTCTAAGGCCAGCACCTCTAAGTATGTGGAAAGGGGTAGACTCGTCGGTTTGCGCCCTGAAATCACCCGCAGGATCACCATAAATAATAACCTCGGAACACTGAGAAAACCTAGTAGCAATCTGCTCACGAAGAACCTCCGCAAATCTAACGATGCCCATGTCAAACGCAACAACTTCATCCTGAATAAACCACCTTCCGCGAACCTTCTGACCCATAGTAGCCGCAGGAGTTAAACCAAAATCCAAACCAATGTATAAAGGATACCCAGCGGCTACAGGTATTTCCTCTTTAGCAACGTGTGTGTCAGTAACAAACATAGGGTAAATCGGCTTTCCGTCCTGTATAGAACCTAACTTGTTCATAACATAAACATCTATCCAACTCTTAGTCTTACCTTGAATAAGATTAGGATAGTAAGACTTCATCATGTTCTTAGTATTCTCAGCAGTCTTGCTGGGACTATAATCTTCTATCTCACCGTCATTATCCTTAACCTCAATCATTCCAGCAGGCTGAGTAAAGAAGGCCCAGTTGTTTGGCTTGACCAACATCTTCGCCTGCTCTCGCGGAATGTGGTCAGGAATGGGAACCTCGCCAGACATAATTGGCCACCAGTGATCTTCCTCCGGCGCGTTGGTATCCGCAATAACTCCAGTCCATGACGGCCCACCCTCTCGCATAGAAGGAAAACGACCGACACGCATAGTACACGCATCCATAATAGACTTGGGTATTTCCCTAGCCTCATTAACCCAAATGCCAGTAAGCTCCAATGAAAGAAGTTTCTTAACGTCCTCAGGTCTATCAAGAGCTAAGAACAAAACCTCAAGATCTATGTCACCCTTTTTAATGTGGTGGGTATAAGGAACCGACCAAGTGAACTTACCCCAATCATTCTCAGGAAACCAATCAAGCCAAGTCTTAATGGTAGTGGTTCTAAGCTGCGGGTTGGTATTACGAATAATAGCCCAGCGACTTCTGCGTATTCCGTGCTGGTTTTTATCCTGCGCTAAGGCGCGACGAAAGACTTCTATGCAACAACCAACAGACTTGCCAGAACCAACGGGGCCGCGAATGCCACGAAAGAACGTGTTGTCTTTCATGAAGGTCTTTAGTGTTTCTCCGTCCGGCTTGTATTTAAAATCAACCACAATACTGTCTGCCGAACCTCAGCATCTTATCAACAGTCTCCGGCGCCATGCCATCAATCATCTTATCGCACTCGCGCTCAGTCGCAAACTCAGCATCAACGTAAGTTAAATGAACCTTGCGAACTATCTCACGCAATATGGAAAGCTCCGAAGAAGATAGAGTAGATATGAAACTCACTTCTTCTTTCCAGCTAAGTAACGTGGAACACCTTTCGGCTTTTCCTTCGGCTTCTGCTTGGGAGGACGACCAACCTTAGTTCCATAAGTTCCCTTGCCACTAGGCATAACCCGCTCCTCCTTGAAATGAATCCTTAATACCGATGCCAATACGCCTGCCCTCACTGGCCGCGCTCTCTAGCCTTTTGTTGTTTCGCTCTCATCTGTGACTTGCTCATAGTGGTCATAGACCTGCCCATGCCGCCACTAGCCTTACCGTCAAAATCCATTTCCCTTAACTTCTCCCCATCCTTAATGATGCGAAGTAGAGAATTACGCTTCTTAACAAGAGAAGCTAAACTAGGCTTGCCCTTCAAAAACCGAACAGCGCGACGAGCAGCAGTAATGCTATGAGCAATCATTTGCAATGGCGCTTCTGCCGGTTTGCCTGTAACACTACCTTTGTAATCAGGGATGCTTTTTATCTCCTTATTAAGCCTACTTAATAAAGACCTAGCCGCGCTATCATTCTGGTTAGGGTTAGTCCCCATATCAATCTCCTATTCCCTTAAAACCCCTAAACTAAAATAATATTTATGAAAAGGTACTTTGGTGAATAACCATGTGCGTATGGGACTACTAGCTACTTAGTACTCACTGGTTTTCGGGTACCCCCTACCTAGCCAAGATCAATGCTAACTCTAATGTCCCCAGCTACTTGCACTTGGCTACGATCTATAGGCTTGAAGCCAGCGCGGTCTAATATATCCTTGCTCGCCTCTAGCTGTACGTACTCAGATCTAGCCCCTGTAGCCAAGTTAATGACCCGTGCTGCTGCTACAGTAGCATTCATTCCTAACTGTTCGTTGATTCTTTGCATCATGTAAGACTGCACATGCGGGAGCCTTACTGTTTTGCTTGCTGTGACTCTTCCTGATTCGCCTTGTGCGTACCCTGCTTGTGTTGCGGCTTCGCGCAATGTGCATCCTGTCGCTACGAGCGTATCCACAAGGCTGCTCTGTTTCTTAGTTAATTTACGTTGTTCTAGCATTT